GTCCTCGGGAGGTACTCTCTCCAAGCAGCGGAAAAGCGGGTTGTATCGACGACGACGGTTGGAGTCATTTGGTTTTTGCTCCCAAGTCCAGAACGTAATACGCACCGGACCCATCGCGTCGAGCGGACATAATCCGCAGTTGCCGTCCATCGTAGGTCAGAAGACGACCCACAACCGGAATCATTTTACCGAAGGTCAGCAGCAATCGGTCAGTGTTCTCTTGAAGAATCAAGCTGCCGTTCTCTTGCAAGAGCCGGTCAGCGTTTGAGCCGACATCACAAGACCACACAGAAGCATCAACGGTTACGAGCGTTGAGTCAGCCAATCTCCAATCCGCAAGCTTAACCAGCAATCGGACTTGGACGTTATCTTGAAACCCACCGGAGATAACCGAGTTCGCGTCAGTTATCGCAGCCGGAAGACAACGCACCAGTTGTCCCTGCCAGAGAAACGATGGATTCCCCATCGCGCTCTGAAGAACGCTCATCCCCAACTGTAAGCTGGTGGCAATTAGATTCACGCTGTGAAGTAAACACCGCTCACAATCAATCTTGAACCAGCTTGAAGTTGTGAAGCCATGCTGGAGGTATCTCCGTTTTCGTAGTGGCTTAACTCAGCGTACTGAGTCCCACCAACTGCAAGACCAATGACAGAGGTCTTTGCTTGAGTAGTAGCGTTATCCAGCCAAACCGAGAGAGCAGCGTTGTAAGTCACCGCATCAGGGAGACCTAAACGAAGGTTGCCGGTCGCGCTTCCACTGACCGAGTTGATGGTCAGATCAACGGTAAAGGTCTCGATAAAGCCAATCGCAGTGCGTCGAGCGGTGTTGACCGTGAAAGCGAACGTGCGGCCACCACCGGAGTCCGTCAGCGTAGGAACCCAAGTTGACGGAGCAGTCAGCGGTAAAGCGGAGTAAATCTCATCGAAGTTGGCGTTGGCTTTGATCCAACTTCCACGCAGCGTATCTCCGTTGTTGTCGTTTGCGGTTGATCCGACGTTAATGACTTGTTGAGACATATCAATCCTTCGGCAATGCGTACCAACCTTCTGCGAGCGTTATACGGTTGCTAGAGCGCACAGAAACACCGTCCGCACCTTTTACCCACACTCGCGCTTTGACGCTCTCAGCGAGCCTCACCGGCTCACCGTTGGGAACCATAACAACGCGAGTCCCGCAACCACAACTACCCACCAGAGCGGTCAATGCGATCCAGAAGCTTTTCTTTAAGCTCTTTGTCTGGTTTTGCATCTTCAACGGTGGGAGGTGTTTTCGCCAGACCAGTCAGCCACTTGAGAACAGCGGTGACTATCTGCTCAATGATGTTCACTGCGGCTTCTTGTCAGCGTCTTTGGCGGCGATCAAACCGAATCCAACAGTTACCGCAGCAATGGTGGCAGCAAGATCAATGTTGGTCGTAGGGTCTCCGTCGAACAGAGCTTTCAACGCTCCACCAACAGCGACCATGATTGCCCCAACGCCAGCGAGAGTAGTTTTCCAGTTCATTTCTTGAGAGCTTTCCAGAGTCCAATTGCGGCAGCGATAAAAGCCAACACAGCGGCCCCAAGTTGGAACCACTGTGTCAGTTGCGGGATGAATGAAACCGCACCAGCAGCGGCAGCGGTTGCAAGAGATATCCCTACTCCGCTGCTATTGTTGGTATCGGTTTGCATTACTCGGATTTAGGTTGAGCGGCTGCGACGATCAAATCCACAAGCGGCAAAGCAACTTTGGCGTTTTGAAGGCCACCGGCTTTGACGGCGATATCAATGAGTTGCAGGAGTCCGTTGGCTTGTTCTTGAGTGAGCTTGACTGTGATTTCCATATTAGGCGACCACAGCTTCAACGACCGGAGCCACAACGTCAACAACCGGCGGAACCCACGGCAGCGGCAGACTCACCACGGGCGGGTTGATCTGGTTCTGGATTTGGAGCGAGACGTTTGCTTCGATGGCCGACTTGTCCACGCCGTTGGCGTAGCACCAGTCCAGCACCTGCTGCTCGGTGAGTTCGGCATACGGAGTGAAGCTACCAGTCGGAGGTGCGAATGAGCAGGAGCCGTAGCAGGTTCCAGAGAACGATTCCTGCGAGCCGTTGCATCGCCAATCGGCGGTGATTACGACATCGGTGAGAGAGCCTTCGGTGGGCTTTACGAGAAGGCGTTCGATGAGCCAGAGGATGGTCATAAATTACTTAGCTTCGAGGGTTTGGACGCGAGCGGTGAGTTCTTGGATGGCTTTCACCAGCACCGGAATGAGGTCTTGGCGAACGGACTTGTAAGGAGTTTCGCTTTCGGGAGCAGGGTCAGCCCACTCGTCCACAAGCTGCGGAAACACCTGCTCAAACTCCTGAGCAATGAAACCCCTGTCGCCTTTGATGTCCTTACCCTTACCAGCCTTCCAGTCGAACTTGCGCGGCTTCAAAGCGAGAATTGCGTTCAGACCAACGTCGATGTCCTGCACGTTCTCCTTCAGACGAGCGTCGGAGATTCCTGAGATGGTCGTGTTTGTGGCGAACACAGTTCCGCCCATTCCGACATAGAAGCGATAAGCAGCGGCTCCGCTTGAATAAACAGCGTTTGTAAACCCAGCTCCATCTGTTGTTGCAGAACGTGTTGCTACAAGGTATCCATCTGGACGAACTTCAATACCAACAGTTGTTCCAATCGCCGTCTTCCCCACCAGCAAATTCCCCGACGCATCCAGCGTCATGGTTTGGGTGAAGGTGATGGCGTTGCCAGCGGTGCCGGAGGGGGCGATATGCCACTTGTGAGTTCCAGATTCTAAATCGTAGCGAGCCGCTGCTACACCGTTGTATCCGTACTTGTATCCGCTGTTGTAAACAGCGTTTTGCATTAGTGTAGTGTAACCTGTTGAACTCCAAATAGCGTTTCCAGCCGCACCAACTTCAAATGCCTTTCCAGTACTCCACGCACTCGGCGTAACAGAAATGCCGACGTTGCCGGAATTATCAAAAGTAATAACATCAAGCCCCTGCCGTCCAATTACCAGAGAACCAGACGATCCGGCGTTATCCAGATACCAAGCGCGATTCGTGTAAGTTGCATTCGACGAATCTAAAATGATTCCGGTTCTACCAGAAGCGCGAACGCCCATTCTAACCGTGTCAGTCCCCTGTTGAGTATACAGATTGGCGTTGGTAGAGCCTCCAACTTGAAGATTTCCAATCGCACTCCCCGGACTAACCCCCACCCCAAGTCCGGTGGAGTTGAGGGTCATGGCGGATGTGCTGTTAATCGAGAAACCAATTTCATTGGTTCCAGAATTGTAAGCACCATTACCAGCAGAAACAGCAAATGAAGGTAGAGCAGCGTTTGACGAAGACGACAAATAGCGCAATGCAGTGACTCGACCGTTGACATCCAATGTATCTGCCGGAGTTGCCGTCCCAATGCCCACCCGATTGTTCGTCGAATCAACCTTCAGGGTGCTGGTATCCACCGTCAGATCGCCGGTGATGGTGGCGGAGGCGAGGGTGGCGGTGGGACTGGTAGCAAGAAGCTGATTCAGCGTTACCTTCTTGGTCGTTCCAGTCGCTGCCATTGACGTGTCCGAAACGTCCACAATGACCAACGGATCATTTGCCGGATCGCTTGAGGTCGAGATCGACGTTAGTGCTGTAATCTTAGAGTCGGCCATAGTGTGAAAGCGTTAATCTGTTGAGAGACTGAAAATGATCTTTGAAGTGCCGTCCTCTTGCAGGACGAATGAAGTGCCGTCCTCCTGCATCATCCAGCGGTCCATTGCTGGATAGATGACCTCAATTACGTCATCTGACGTAGAGAGATTGAGTGACAGCGCAAGTGTCATGTTTAAGCGCGAGCCAAGTAAGCGATCACCGCACCGCTAGTAAGCTGGAACGATGAGATTTTGCCAACGATAGTAAATCCGGCAGGGATTGTCGTTCCGCTCCAAGTACCAGAAATTCCAGTGCCGGAAATGCTGGTGAATACAGCAGCGGACACAATCTGCAACGCAATGTATCCAGCGGACTGTGCAGTCGTTGCGGTCACCAGAGCGAATCCCTGATGTCCCATCGAATCCTGCGTTGCAATATCGGTTTGAACAGCCATTTTGTTTTTCGGTTAGAGGGGAGGTCACCGGAACTTTCCAGCAACCTCCCCAATATTAGGTTAACCTTTGCGAACTTTCGGTGCTAAAGCTCCCTGCATCCACAGTACGAGTTTGCCTCCTTCAGGAACAGAAGCAGTGTTGAAATTAGTGCGTTGGAGAGCCGCATCAATTTCGGGACCAGATACCAGCTTAGTTTTGCCGGTCTTGTCCACTGCTATGGTGGTTGCGATACGCATAACCTTTAGGATTAAGCGGTGATCAGCACTTCGGCTTGCGTCTTATCTCCAGCCGCAACACCAAACATGATGTCGTAGCTCGCCATATGGCTACGGGTCGAGCGGCTGTACCAGACCGACAGCAAGACCGAGAGACCGTTCTGGCTCTCAACAGTGCGCTGCTCAACGAACTCGCCAGCGATCATTCCAACCGGCAGACCGCTCGCAATCGCAATAGCGTCCTGACCGCAGACGAAGCCAGCGGTGTTCGCAATAGCACCAGTCCAATCGTTCTGCTCCAAGATGTTGTTGAAGCCGAAAAAGCCGTTGTTCAACGGACCGAAGCGAGCGTCAGGGAAGGTGTTGGCAGCAGCAGAGAACTGCAAGCGAGCCAAATGTCCACCGTCCAGCAGCAGCAGCTTCTGACGGTAATTTTTCGCCAACGCCAAGATCGCAGGGAGATCCGAGGTGTCGAAGTTAGCGGCAGTGCCAATCGTAGTTCCAGCACCGTAATTTGCCGCAGTCATCACAGCGGTGATCTTCTTGGAGATACCGAGAGCGAAAACATCAGCGGAACCGGCAGCGAGATCAGCGAGCGCAAACCCCTGATTAAGCTCAGCTTGCGTGACAGTGAAGAGCTTGCTGATCTGGTTAACAGTGACAGCGGTGGCATCCAACTGAGAATCATTGCTGGTCTCAAAGTTGGTAGCGTTATCAACCGTAGCAGACGAACCGCTCTGGACAAACTTCTTGACCTGAACGGTGGCTTTCGGACGCAAGTTATCCAGACCAACGTTGCGAGTGAAGTTGCCAACCATCGCCAACTTGGTCCC